CCGCCTTTGAATTTCCAAATGCTATAAGTGTCTGCGCCATTTAGCCCCCAGCCTGCGTTGACAGCCATTTTACCCATTCTCAAAATGTCTTCTTTTCTGTAGACTTTGTTAGCGGCTTCCATTTTACGGCAAAACTCCCTTTTTTCTCCGCTTTTTCTACTTAATCCTGCTTGCTCTTTGTATATGTAACGCACCCTATACTTAGTTTTGTGCGTTTGCGTGCTTTCGCCGTCTTGTTCGCTCTTAGCGTTTGGTATCGCGCGCCCTGTACTAGCTAGTTCTAGCTTCTCTAGGTTGTATTCAAAGTCGAAGTCTTCGTCTTCTTCGTCTGCTATTTCTTCGTCTATCATTTCCCAGCCTTCTAGGTCTTCTTCTTCACCGTATTCAGCTAGGAAGTTGTCTAGTACATTTTCAGAACTTAGCTTTGTTTCCTCACTAGCCACTTGTTCTGTAGCTTCTAAAGGCTCGTAGCCTAGTTCTGCGCGTATTTCGTCTTGCGTTAGTACATCTTTAAGGGTTTCTGCGTCAAATACGCTAGAAAGCGGCTTAACGTCCTTAATAGACAAGCCTAAAGAAATACCGTTAACCTTTAGTATCTTATTAAAGGTTTTAAGTATAATATTCTGAAACGGCTTAATAACCGTACTTTGATATAGTTCGTATGCTTGTAGCATTTCACTACGACCGCCAAGCTGCCCTTCTGTTTTAACTCCTAAGAGCATAGGGCTTGTAACACGATGTGCTATCATTATGTTCTGTACCGCTAATTCTGATAGTACAGTATATTGCTTATCTGCGTTAGATACTTGTATAGGTAGAATTTCTGGCTTACTATTAGCGTCATCGCTGAACGTAAGTACAAATTTCCCTGCGTTATTTGCGCCTGTGAACTTCTTAGTAATCTGCTTCTCTATTGCTTTGCGTTCTTCTAACGTAGGTACGCCATTTGCAAAGTTGATAAAGTACGAACCGCTAAAGCCGTTAGCTATATTGTTTAGGTGAAAGTCTGCCGTAAGGTTGTCTATCTGTATCCAGTTAGTTCCTGCTACGTAGTCTGGTGTGTGGTATAGTTCTAGTGCAGGGCTATATACGCCGCTATATAGTAGTTGGCTTGCTTCCCTTCTGTCTTGTAAATTAAAGGCTTCTATACGTTGTGGCATATATTCCTTTTTGCGGTATTGTTTCCAGTCCGCAGATATGTAGTATTCTTGTACTTCGCCGTCTACAGGCTTGCCTATACGTATTTGTTCTACAGGAATGTGGTGTACTTCCGCAATCTTAGTACGGTCTTTACTCCAAATTATATTGATAGCGTACGCACCGTTCAGCTTTAAGTCAAAAGCTAGCTTAACAAGTAATTCGTGTGCCGTTTCCTTTTTGTTTATACCGCCTAGAAACTTCTTTAACTCTACAAACTGTGCAAGGTTTTCCGTATCGTTTGGAATAAGGTCTTGTCCTGCAATCATTGCCGCCGTAGCGTTAACTACCGCCGCGTGTGTTGCTGAATTGTTGTATAAGTCTATTAGGTACTGCGGATATAGGTTTCTATACTCGCCATCGCCGTAGGCAATCCAATCCGCACCGCCTACTTCTGATACTTTAGGTTGTATCTCGTTTGTAAGCTGTATATTTAGTAGTCTATCCTTCATTATGAAATACTCCATTTGTCCGCTAAGTACGTTACAAGGCTGCTTACCTCGCCTGCGCTTAGCGTTTTGTTATATATACCCATCTCGCCTATTACGCCGTCTGCTGGTGTGCCGCCAGTAGGAAGCAATCCTATTTGTCCTATGTGGAAGTTAGTGTCAGAAGCCGCGCCAGAAGGGCTGCTAGATAGTCCTACAAGTGCGCCGTTCTTATTGTATATTCTTATTTCTTTGTCGCTAGAAGCATCTCTTGTAAGTACTAATATTTCGGGATCTGCTGTTAGCGTGTATGCTGTTGTCGAAGTAGCGTCTCCTGTATAGCCTGCGTCTTGCGTTGTCTGGTCTGTTCTTATGTATTCCGCACCGTTAATAGTTCCTGCGCTTTCATCGCCGTTGAACTTAGTAGTAACATTTTTATTGTTGAATACTCCAAACTGATTAATCGCAGAACTGCTACCTGCTATAAAGGTGTCGCTGTCTCCTGTTGCGTCTACTTCATATACTACAAAAATACTAAAGGTTTCGCCTGTAGTAGTGTAGTCGCTTGCTAATTCTAGGAAGTCGTTAGAAGTAAAGTCTACGCTATTTAGAGAAAGTTCGCTAGTGTTTAGCGTAGGCTGGTTAGCCCCTGTGCCTTGTGCAAGGTTGTAATTAGAACCGCCGCCGCCTAAGTTAGTAGCTGCCGCTACAGCATCGCCGTTGCTTCCAGATAGCTTGCTAAAGTCGTAGTGTACGTCTAGGTTAGAAATATCGGCAGGTTCAAAACCGCCCATAGTTTCTAGGTTTTCTGCCCTAGCATTTATGCCCATTGCTAAACCGAACTTCATATCTTAGTTGTGGTAACCTATCGCTACGCCGCTTGTTAAGGTAATAGCTGTAATGTTAGCAAAGATAACCGTACCTGCTGGTATAGTTGTTTGTAGTGCGCTTTCGCCTGTACCGTTAGCTATTGTAATTGAAGCTATAACGCTTTCCGTTACAAAGTGTACCGCGTAAAAGTCTTCTGTTTGCGCTGCCGTAGTAAAGCAAACATTCTGCCCTTTTTTGCCTAGCTGTTCGTTAAGTAGGTCTACTTGGTTTTTATATCCCATTTTTTTATATGTTTAAGTATACTGTGTTGCTATTAGTTGTATTCGTATTGTCTGTAGGTGTGTATTCCGTATAGCTTACTTCTGTTACCCTGTCGTTAACTAGGAATATCTTACCCCTTTCTATAGCTGTAGACCTTCCGTAGATAGTATCGCCTATTAGCGTTCTGTCTGAAGTTAAGCCTGTCGCTGTTGTTTCGTATATAGTATAGGTGTGGAAAACTTCTTCTTCTAAGCCTATGTCTGTGCCTTGTCCGCCTGCAAAGTTTACCAGTTCCCAGTTTTGCAAAGTACTAGAAACGTCTAAGTAAGTGTCGAATACCTCCTTTGTAATGTCGTTAACAATTACCATATAAAGATAAGTAGTACTAGCAGCAGGGTACACCCTTTTCTGTACTGTTCTTACCTTAAAATTGTTGTACCAAGTGCCGTCTTCTGTTCTTGTTAAGTATATCATTACAATATAAAATATAAGAAGTTCCGATTTATTTACTATTTGTAAAGAAAAAAGCGGCAAAAAGCCGCTTAATTCGAAATATATGTAAGCAATTACTAGTTGTTATCAATAGTAATGGCTGAACCGCCGTTAAATGCTGTGTTGTCAAACGGTGTAGAAGTGTAGTCTGCAACGACAGAAGCAGGGAAACGTTCCATACCTGCGAAGGTAAGGCTGTAACCGTTCATGTCGCCGAACGCCGCGCCAGAAGCCGCAGTACCGGTTGTTAGTTCCATTCCGTTTTCGCCACCTAAGCAAAGGATTACATTGTGTCCACCTGTTGCTACTCGTTGGTTAAGTTCTACAAAAACTACTAGTCTGTTTTGCGCTAGCAATTTGATTTCGTTTTGGTCTGCCGCAGATAAGTTATGCAACATAATAGAAACGCTAGGCTCATAGAACAAGCTGCCGTTCTCTGGGCTGCCTGTAATTGTTTCTGTAAAGCCGCCTGTTCCTCTAGGTAGAACGTATTTATATAGTGTAGCAGATGCACCGCCTACAAACTCTAAGTCTGAAATAGTACCGCTTTCTATATTTACGAGCGTTAAGTCTTCTAACTGCGCAAAGTATACAGCCTTAATTCCGCCTGTGCTGCTTTTGCAATCTAAAGAACGCCCTTTGGTAATTTCGCAAGCCATTTTTTAAAAGTATTAAGGCGTTAAAGCAAGGGCTTTCGCCCCTGCCGTTACGCTAGTTAGTTATTATGATTGATAAACGAAGTCAGAAGCTACGCCCGTTTGAACGCCTGCTGTCCACTTAGCTACCATTCTTACGTTGTCTGAACCGTCTAGGTCTGCCATATCCAATACTCTTACTTCTGTTAAGTCAGAATTCAAAGAAGTACCGAAGAACGCATTAGACTTCTGTCCTGCATACATTACGTTGTCAGCGATACCTGGACAAACTGCAATCTTAACCCCTTCGAAGTTTGGAGTGTATTGCCCCATGTGGTTGAATGGGAATGCAGATAAAGCAGAAATAGCAGAAATGTAGAAACGGTAAGTCTTTTGGTTCATGTAGATATACATATCCTCAGCCATATATACATTTGCAGGAATATCTGCTACTAAAGTTTGTAGGTTAGCGATAATGTTAGCTGCTGTATAAGCCGCAGAAGCAGAAGAAGCCGTCATTGAACCTGTAGCCAATTTGTCGAACTGTCCAGAAGTACCTGTAGTACCTTGCCAGATTGAATGCTCTACGCTGTCAGCGATAGAAGCAGCCAAGTAAGAAACAGCGTATGCTGTGAAGTCGTCCATATTGTTTCCTGCCCAGTCAGCAAGTAATGTAGATTTACATACGTCAATGTTAACTTGGAAAGGCTCTACAAATAAAACACTTTCAGTAAGTGCTAAAGTTGCAGAATTTTCTGTAAAGTCACAAGAACGGTCTTTTACTAAGTTAGAACCTGCTACCTTAGTTACTGGCTCTTTGAAGTTTACGTTTTCGCGTACTGTTAAGTACTCTAGTGATTTAGCTTGTTTTAAAGCTGCTGATACATACGCGCCTGCGTGTTCGCCTGCGTATGAAGATGAAATTGTTACTGCCATCGTATTACTTTTTAAAGTTTAATAAATATTTTTGTTGTGGTGTAAGTTTAGCGTAGTCTTCTGCGCTTAACTCTAATTTGTTTTCCTTTTTGTCTTCGAACTTAGAAAGTTTAACAGGTTCTGCTGCTGGCTTTTCGCTTAGTTCTTTTACTTGAGAAGAAAGGTTTACGTTTTCTTCTTGTAGTTCCGAAATGTTTTCGTCTTTAGAAAGGTTCTCGCCGCGTAGTTCGTCAAGTTCGCCAGATAGTCTAGCAATGTCGTTGCGTACTTCTTCTAGCAATTCCTTTACTACTGCACCTACCTCAGCAAATAACTCCGCTTCTGGTGTTGCTTCTTCCTCTACTACCTCAGCTAGTTCTTCTTCTTGTGGTTCTGCTGCTTCTTCTTCCTCTACTTCTTCTTCCTCTGCGGCAGCTACTTCCAAGACTAAGCCTGCTTCGTCTGTAGTAAATTTAGTACCATTTTCTAATTCATAAGTTCCAGCGGGTAGTGGCGTTTGTTGTCCGTCTTCTGACAATATGTTTACCAATACTCCTTCTGCTAGTTCGTCTGCTTCTGACACGATAATAGTGCCGTCAGCTAGTTTGCCTTCAAAGGCTAATTTCACTTCGTTGACTTCTTCTTCTAGTCCTAAAGCTACTCTTATGCGTGTTTTTAAGTCCATTTGTTAGTTTTTTTGTGATAAGGTTGCAATATAAAATATAAGGCGTTCTAGTTTGTTTTATTTTCGTTGTCAATTTGTTTCAGTTTGGCTATCGCCCAGCTAACACCGCTAGAACCGCCCCAAGCATCCCACATTAAACCGCCGCAGCCTTCGCTATAGGGTACGTCCTTATTTTGCTGGTGTCGCTTAAAACTAGCCATACGCGCTATAGTATCGCGACTTATAGGCTTTCTATCTGCTAACTGTCTAGCCCTTGTCCAGCCTACACGTGTACCGCAAGTAGTG